AATCTTATTCCTGTTTCACTTGCTTCGGCTTTTGCATCATTTAAACTTTGAGCAAATTTATCCTCTGCCTTTGTAGCGTCATTTATACCATTTACAAAATTTGCTATTTTAGGACCAAATGCGACTATGATTGATGAAACCGCACCCAAAGCTAAGCCAATACCAGCTGGACCCATTAAACCCCTTGCCATTGCTTTTAAAGCAGCACCAGAACCTCCAGCCTCTTGACTTAATCTTTGAAACGACTCAAGCAAAGGGTTTAAGTTATTCGCAATACCTATAAATCCATAAGGAGCATCTTGTGCAACCCTTGATAAGTTCATCAAGGCATTTGTTGACCTATTGGTTACATTTGGTAAGTTTTGAAACGCAGTACCTAAATGTGTTGTTGCGGTAACTGTTTCTTGTATATTTTGAACCGCTTGTTGGTTATCTGCGGTGATCGTAATTTTTAACGTTTCTTGTGCCATTTTATTAATTTACTCCATATAACTTTAATGTCCTTGCCAATTGCTCTTGTGTTAGTTTTGGCTTATCATCTTCAACTTCATCACTTGGTAAAGGGAAAAAAGCCTTAATGCTTTTAGGACTTTTATCGGTTGTATTAGCTTTATAAATTAAATAACTAATCATCCTTGTTCGTTCCCATTCCCTTACCTGTTTATTATCATAAGCCTTTTTATACAATAAAAATTCTCGCCACGTCAATTGCCAAAACTCGTTAATCGTTAAGCCAACTTCAATAGCGAGAATAATTATTGAGTCCCAACTATAAAACCCTAATTTTTTTTTTCATCCGTGCCTTTCTCTGGCTTTAGTTCTGGAGTCATCGAGTCTTGCATATATCTCATAAACTCGACTAATTGTCCGTCTTTTGCCGATAACCCACCGACTTGATCTATCCATTCGCACACATCAAACTCATCAAAATCAATAGGCTTTTTAAGGCTCTTGCATCCACTTTCTGCTGCGGCTTGAACAATATGGACGATTGTATCTAAGTCATAAATACCACTTGATAAAACCTCGATTAGCTCCATTAGATTTTTATTTTCTAATTCGCAAAATCTTTTCATTGCCCAAGTACCCCATTTGAGGTGGATTGTGTTGTTGTCAGTCTTTAATTCGTACATAGTTTTTTTTATTTATTATACAGTTTCAGTTTGTGTAATAGGAGGAACACTTACTACAAAAGTTGCAGTAAATTTAACATCATCTTTATCGTCAGCAGTTACACCGAAATCGCTAATAAATACTTTTTGACCTACACCACCATAAGTGATGTCACCAGAAGTTGGAACGGCTTTACCCATCTTAATTGCGAATAAAGTCTTAGCAGCGTGAGCAGCATACAATTGTTGGTAGCTATCTTTAGCTGGAGTTCCTGTTTCATCAATAGCAAAACCTTCACACTCAAAAGATTGAGAAAATGAAGGAGCTGGAGTGTACTCGTTGCCACATTTAGAAGTTGCATCTATTGTGTCGTTAGTCGATGTTAATGAGTTAGTAGTTAAACAAGCAACAGGCTTGAATGTTCCGTCGTTGTCTATGTCAGCTAAGAGAATATAATCTCTGGCACTTACTTTTGTTTCTGGCATTTTATTTAATTTTAAATTTGTGTTATTATAATGTTATAAGTTATCAATACTCTAAAAACGTTATCTAAAGGGTTTAAGCCGTCTAAGTTTCTTACACTTTCAACACTTAAACTTGATGCCGTGAATCCGTTTGCCAATGTTATATTGGTATCGGAATTTATTGCAGTCAAGACTAAGTCGCTTATAGCTTCAGCACGTTTATAACCAAAGTTAGCATTTTTTGTAATAATATCAACTGTGATACTAATACTATTTGTATAACCTGCTTTGCCTTGATCTTGGCTTGATGTCCTACCAGTCATTACAATATACTCGTCACCCGCACCCTCTGGAGCAAAACCATCGTAAACTACCAATCCGCTTGCACTTGTCAAGTTGGTATAAAACCACTTCTTTATCTCTATATTAGGGTTAAGCATTTAACAATTTTTTTAATCTTTCTATTAATTTAGGCTTTTCTGTTTCATAAGCTGGTATTAAATAAGCTTGTGGTCTAATACCATTCTTCAATATCTTTATAGCTAAAAATCTTGCCAATTTTTCATCTTGTGATGATTGTACTCCTTTTCCACCTAATCTTCTTTGACTTTTTACGCTATAAGTACCAGCTAACCCTTTTCTTTTTACCCACAAAGTTAATGCTTCAATCATATCATTCAAACTACCCCCTTTATTCCCTTTAAATGTTGCAGCATATTCTTGAAAACCATTTGGGATTGACACCTTCCCACCTGTACCAAATTCAATATATGCACCATAAGAAACACCTACCTCTACATAATGGGTTAATTTATCTTTGCTTGTAGCGTGAATGCTTTGTCTTAAAGTACCCATATTTACAGGAGCATTTCTTTTAGCATCCCTTTCTATTTTTAAAGTTGATGCTGACATCTCTTTAGCTATATCATTAGCTATCTTACTATTAAGGTCAGCTAACTTTTTTTCAAGTCTTGGGATACCAGATAAGTCAATTCCAAATGCCATTATGCATTAATTATTAATTCTAAAAACCTATTTTGATTCTCAACATTAGTTATTGAAGCTATGGTATATCTTATTGATTCAACCTCTACCTCATAGGAATCTAATATAGTAACTCCAAAACGAATATAAAGCCTATTAGAGCGGTCAAATTGTAATTCTGACTCTCCTATTGCCCTATTCTGATTACTTGGTCTTAAATCACCCCAAACTGTGTCTTGTAGGGTAAATGTAGTTGTATATCCACCTTGACCATCACTAACCCTTGTGGCAGCATAGATTTTAACCTCACGAGTCATCGTGTTGGCATCAACGTAGTTTGCTTTCGCTTTTCCTAACTTCATATTATAAAATTGGGCTTATTCTTGTCCATCTTTGACACGCTTTCCAAGACTTCTCACAAATACCAGAATCACTATCCAAGCCTCTATTTTCGTAGTCATAAGAGATTTGATCTAATATGGCTAATTTAAGGTCTTTAGGAATGGTTGTATAACCAGCTCTATAAGTAGCTTTTAAGTTTACATATCTTGGAAAAACTAACTTAGGGAATTGATTGCCTATTAATTGTAGGTTTGTTCCTGTAATCTCTAAGGCATCTTGCTCCATATCAAACAAATCAAAAGTCGCAATGTCAACTGGTCCAAAAGGAATATCAAAATTGCCACTTACATTGCTAAAATATGTAGTGATGTCTTTTGGTATCAAACTCAATCCAGTTGCCACTTCGATAGCTTCTCTTGCTTGTGTAATCATTAAAGTAATCAAAGTATCTTCAGCACTTGTTGTAACACGGCAATATAATTTTGCCTCTGCTAAAGTAACTGGTTCAACTATTGGTGCTACTGGAACCGCACTAAAGTCATTAATATAATTAGAATAAGACATATCCTTTTTTTACAAAATTACTTAATTTATTCCAATAAAAAACCCCCACCGAATTGGCAGGGGTCATTATTTACTAATCCTTAGAATTAACCTACGTTACCCATATCAGCATAGATTGCAGATGTAGTCAACATTAAGTTGATGTCTTCGTAACACTCAATACGAGCAGTTACCAAGTTCTTTTGGAAGTTTTCGCCATTCTCGTAAGAGAACTCGATAGCTAATCCTTCAACTTCAACTCTCTCTAAGTAGCTTGAATCAAAGATTAATACTTTGTCATCAGTTACCCAAGATGCAGAAATTACAGGAACTCCCCAGATTGTGATACCACCATTAGGGTTTACAATAACTGAACCAGCACCAGCATAGTAACCAGCAGCGATAGTTGCTTTCAATAAGCGACCCATTTGTTGTTGAGATACTAAAGCATAAGAAGGTACAAAGTTTGCAGCTTTTTGGTTACCGATATAATCTACTAATTGTAACAAATCGTTAGTTTCAGCAGTTGTAGTTGAACCTGTTGCAGCACCAGATACAGCAGTAAAGAATGCAGCGTTCTCAGCCTTGAAGAAATCTCTTTGTAACATTCTTGGTAAAGTTTGAGTCATAAAAGGTAATGACTTCAACATTTGCTTAGAGAAAGTAGAGAAACCAGCTAAGTAATCGTTTACAACCTTAACTTCAGTTAAAGAGTAGTTGTTCTCACCTTTATCGTTACCTTCAGTTTGAGCAGCGATGTTGTTAGTTAAACCAGCGTTCTCACGATAGTAAACATACAATCCAGTTTCGCTTCTTACAGTAGGGATTAAATCTCTAAAGTTGATGCTTTGTGCTGGTTGGATAGCTGGGTTCGGAGCATAAGATGCTTGAGAATCACCAGTTAAGTTACCACTTAAAGTCATTGTCTTAACATCAGATAAGTCTAAACGGAATTTTCCGCTATTCTTTAAAGACTTTTCCATTGCGTCAAAGTTACCATCTAATTTCTCTAAGATAACTTCATCCATAAACTTAACTTCTTTCTTAGCTGCTTTCTTTTGTGTAGCTAATTGAGAGTCAATTTGTTTTTGTAACTCATCTTTTACAACAGTTACTTGTGCAGATACCTCTTTAATTTGAGCTTCTGCATTAGCTTGAAAACCTTTAAGGTTCTCAGCCATTTCATTGATTAAATTTTCCATTTTTACTTTTTAAATAGATTGTTAAATTGTTTAATTGCCTTTAATACTTCTTCATTATTATTTTCTTCTACCACTGGTGTCGGCTCAACTGCTTCTGCGGGTTGAGTGATTGTTTCAGTAATTTCCAAAGCCAATAATTCAGCTTGTATTTGTTTTATTTGAATCTCCATCAAAGCAAAGGTGTCGTCTGTAAATGTTCCACCTCTAAATGCCTTGATTAAGTTTTCTAATCTAATTGATAAATTCTCTTTTGTTTCTTTGAACTCACCCTTGAAACCCAATGTTGGAGTTTCTGGGTTTGCACCCCAAAGAACCGCCGAGCCTTCATATAGTTTTAATTCGGTAATTGTACGCACTCCAGTCTTTTGGTTAACATCGG